CTGGCGTACCTCATCGAAAGGGGCGAGATCGACGCAGATGGCGGAAATCCTGACGTTACTAAGACGTGAGCGGGCGGAGATTGAACGGGCGATCGCGGTTCAGTCCGGTCGGCTAGCGGAGTTGGAGGCGCGCCGCGACGAGCTGGACCGGTTGATAGCGGAAACTGAACGGAGGCCAGACGCATATTCGTACTAACAACGCTAAAGGAGCGATTACGTGATTGAAACGAAACAACTGTTGACTGACGAATTTATAACGCAATATCCCGATTTCCCACCGCACATGAACGCGCTAGGTACGTTCGTCTATTATCGGACGTACTCACGATTTCTGCCGGAAAAGGGCCGCCGCGAAACGTGGAAGGAGACAGTCCGGCGTGCAACCGAGTTTAACGTGGGTCTGGCAGTCAAGCACCACGAGCGCATCGGATATCCGGTCGATTACGAATGGCACCGGAAGGAGGCCGAGATGTTATTCGAAAATATGTTTAACCTCCGCCAGTTCCTATCGGGTCGTACGCTGTGGGTCGGCGGCGCTGACGGTGGCGTTGCGGAGAAATATCCGCTGGCAAATTTCAATTGCAGCTTCGTTAACATTGCGTCATGGTCGGATTTGGGCGATTTATTCTATTTGCTGCTCGTAGGTACAGGCGTAGGGTTTAAGTGTACGAAAGCGATGGTCGCCGCGCTTCCGCCGATCCGCACGAATACGACGCTGCTTCATTCGGAGTATGAGCCGGTTCCGAAGTCCGCCCGATATGAATCGACAGTGCTACGGGACATGGCGAACGGGTACGCGAAGATTTACGTCGGCGATTCGAAGGAAGGTTGGGTCGATAGCCTGCGCGTGTACCTTGATATTCTGACGAAGCCGGAGTACGAACATATCCATACCGTTAAGATCTCGTATAACTCCGTCCGGCCGAATGGCGAGCGGCTGAATACGTTTGGCGGCACGGCGTCGGGTCCGGAACCGCTGCGCGAAATGTTCGACGGAATCGACCGCGTATTAAAAAACGAGATTGATCCGTCGCTGGCACCGTTGGATGAAGCGTATCCGGACCCGTACGGGCTACTTGCCGCACGCGATGACGACCGTAAATACGAAGACTATCGCCGCGTCCGCCCGATTCATATTCTCGATATCGGTAATCTCATCGGCAATAACGTTGTTGTCGGGGGCGTGCGTCGAACTGCGGAAATATTCCTCATGGACGCGGACGATTACGAATGTATCTTCGCCAAGTACGGACTTAACGGCGTGTGGGATGCGGATAAGCATAACGCAGTCATAACGAAAGCCCGAGCGCTCGGACTCGAGAAGGAAGCGGCGTTCCTCGAAAGTTTACCGCTTTTCGATCCGAATGCACGCCCGCTGCATCATCGCCGGATGTCGAACAACTCGATCGCGTTTGAGACGAAGCCGGACCGGGCAACGTTGAATCTCGTTTTCGAGATGATGCAAGCGGAGGGCGAGCCTGGTTTCGTTAACCTCGAAGAAGCGCGGCGCCGGCGACCGAATGCGGAGGGTCTGAATCCTTGCGCGGAAATACTGCTCGATTCGTACGGCGTGTGTAACTTGACAACCGTCAATATGACGCAGTTCGTCCGGGACGGAGTGTTAGATATCGGGGGACTTGGCGAGGCGCAACGTTTGTCCGCCCGCGCTGGACTTCGTATGACGCTCGCAACGTTGGAATTACCTCATTGGGACGCGATTCAACAACGTGACCGGCTACTCGGCACTTCGCTAACCGGGGTTAAGGATGCGTTCGCCGCCGCAACTACCGATCCGGACTACGAGCCTACTGTTTTGGCGTTGTTGGGCGATATCGCCCGCGAAGAAGCGGACGCTTACGCGAAGCAGCTCCGGGTATCGACGCCATTACTCGTCACAACGGTCAAGCCGGAGGGAACGATATCGCAAGTCGCCGGCGGCGTTTCGTCCGGTCTACACTGGTCGCATTCACCGTATTATATCCGCCGTATCCGTATTAATGCGACCGATCCGCTCGCAAAGGCGGTCCGTGACCTCGGCTGGACGATTAATGCCGAAGTGGGAACGCCGGGCGAAACGGAGGCTGAAAAGCTATCGCTTGCCCGCACGTTGGTTATCGACTTCCCAATCGCGACGGCAAATGGCGAAGCTGCAACCGAGACGAAGGATGACGTAAGTGCTGCGCGCCAGCTCGATACGTACTTCGATTTCCAGCGCTACTATACCGAACATAACTCGTCGAATACGATTACGGTCCGGCCGCACGAATGGGCCGAAGTCGAGTCGATCGTATACGAAAAGTGGGACGAGTTTACGGCGGTATCATTCCTAGCGCTCGACGGCGGCTCTTACCAATTAGCGCCATACGAAGCGATTACGAAGGAACAGTATGAGACGCTGTCGTCCGCCATGAAACCGTTCGATCCGGACACGCTGTGGCGGTACGAGACGGACGGAGTGTCGGATTTAGACGGAGCGGACGGCTGCGAAGGCGGCGCGTGTCCGGTTCGATAACGTATGGCGAGCGCAGATATGGTCGGGCGGTTGCGGAGATTCCGGCTGCATTGGTTATTACGTAGGAGGACGGATACGGACGGTATGACGAACGAAGAGTTGACGAAATTTGAGCGCCGGGTGTCCGGGAAATAAAGTTTGACGCAAGGTGTGCGAAGCGGCCACTTGCTACGGATATAAGCGTGAGAGACAAAAATTCTCCGTGAGTGTGCGAAATGGCGTGCGCTTACGACTAAGTACGTGAGGGACCAAACGGTCCCTCCGAAAAGGAGGACGAGGAATGATGGAAAAGCTAATCAAAGCAACTTCAACCGACGAGCGTTGGGGCTACCGTAAAGGCGACATTCTACGTGTAAAGGACGGTTACGGCGCCGGGTATGTTGTTGCGCAGAATTTGACGAGAAAGGACCATTATGGATTGCGTAACAGCGCAATCTTAGCTCCGCACGAGTTCGATGTATACAAGGCGAAACCTGAACATACGGTTACTAAACATAAACTCTTCGGAATTCCTGTTTGGACAAAGACGATCATTCATTACGAACGGGAGATGACCGAATGATCCCGGTAAAAATCCGCAAGTTATCGCCAGCCGCTCGCATCCCGACGTACGCAACTAGCGGCTCGGCCGCCTTCGATCTGTACGCAGCCGAGGACGTCATCATAGCGCCGGGCGAAACGAAGAAAGTACCGTTAGGATTCGCGGTTGAGATTCCGGTCGGATTCGAAATGCAGATTCGGCCGCGGTCGGGCAACTCGTATAAGACGCCGTTACGGATTACGAACAGTCCAGCGACTATCGATGTGGATTTTCGCGGAGAGGTTGCGGTGCTTATCGATAATACTTCGCGAGATACGTGGAGCAACGCGGCGCGACGTTTAGACAACACGTACGACGACGATACGCGTGATAAATGCGAAGCCGGCTCGTACATCATCCGACAGGGCGATCGAATTGCGCAGGCTGTCATCGTCCCAGTCCCGCGCGTCGAGTTCGTTGTGACTGACGAAGAGTTGACGCAGACGGAACGCGGGAATGGTGGGTTTGGGAGTAGCGGAATTAATTAGTACTATCTTCTTCCAGTTCCTTTATCCGCAGCTCAATAAGCCTCAAATACAAGAGGTTTTTATCATAGAGTTTGTGGTAAACATACGCAATTGCAAGTAACCCCACTATTACAACTAAGAACATGAGAAGCGAAGAGGATTCATCAGTAGTTATTAGCTTTTTTATCAATTCGCTATAGAAGGTAATAAAGAAGCCAACAACAATAGCGATTAAACCGATCTGTTTGGTATTTTCGACTTTTGCCTCATAACCGGCCTTTAACAGCTTTAACTCATGCAGTTTGAAGTTATCAATGACTACCTTGATTTCTCCTAATGAAACTACATTAAGATTCAAATCTTTTGAAGACTCACGAATTCTCTTTCTAGATTTGCGATCTTTTAAAAAACCCATCTAATCACCCCTTTACTATTATTTCGGAATAGGAGATGTAATTTTGAACAAAATCAACTTACTCGACAACGGATACGTCCGCCTGGTCGACGTAATGGGCTCGGACCTAACCGTAGTCAACGCCGCCCGCGTATCGTATGCGAAGGAGTCGACGGAACTAACCGACCGCGACCGCCTGCTAATCGCGTTCCTTGCGCGAGAAGGACATACGAGCCCGTTCCGCCACGCGATCGCCCAATTCGAAGTGTACGCGCCGTTAATGGTCGCCCGCCAATGGTGGAAGTACGTTGTCGGATCGGCACATTACGAAGGCACCGGCGATAGCTTGGACGCTTGGAACGAAAGCAGCCGCCGTTACATTACTGAGGAACCGGTATTCTATCTTCCACAAGCGGACGAATGGCGGTTGGCACCGGAGAACTCAAAGCAAGGCAGCGGAGAAATCGTACCGTTCTTTACCGGTGCGGACGCGACAGGACGCCTACTCGGACTGATTGACGAAGGTATGGCGAACTACGAATGGGCACTCGCTAACGGCATCTGCGCCGAGCAAGCCCGCCTATTTCTTCCAGCTTACGGCATGTACGTCCGCTGGTACTGGACGGCGTCGCTCCAATCCGTATGTCACTTCCTCGCGCAACGTCTGGAACACGATGCCCAGGCGGAGATACAAGCGTACGCAAAGGCGATTCTGACGCTGATTGAATCGCGGTTCCCTGTCGCGGTTGGCGAACTATTAACGAAATCTGACGAAGGCGAGGTGTCTGCATGATAACGAAATTCCCCGTATTCGCACCGGCCGGCATCGTAGGTGTTACGCCTGGTTCCGAATACCACGTAGAAATCCAAGAGTACGGTATGTTCTCGCTACGTTACGTAAAAGTCCGGCTACAGCGCCGCATTAAACGCCGGTTATTCCCCGGATACCGATTCGTCAACGACTTCGCGGCTGAGTTCGAATCCGGTCCCGGCAACGTCTACGATTACGAGGCGCCGGACTTCGTCTACATGGTCCGCGAAACGTTCCGACGCTACGAGGACGAATTGGCTGCCGATGAAGTCCGCCGCGAACGCAAAGCCGCCGCCGATGCCCGTTATGATGCCGCCTTGTCCGAACTCGAAGCGTGGGATGGTCGCGTAAGTTAACGTAATCTACGCAATCCTGGCGCTCATGGCGGCGTTGTTGACGGAGCCGGAACCGGTCGTGGAACCGGAGTGGCTTCCGGCTTCGCAATGGGAATCGTTCACGGCTACGGCATATACGGCGCGCTGCCGCGGTTGCATCGGTATCACAAAGACGGGCATCGACGTAAGGCATACGATTGTTGACGAGGATGGCCGGCGCATAGTAGCGGTCGATCCGGAAGTAATTCCGCTTGGATCGACGTTGGAGATTCGCATAGGCAACGAAATCTCTAACGAAGTCATAGCCGGAATCGCGGCGGATATTGGCGGCGCCATCCGTGGTAACCGTATCGACGTATTGCATGCGACGTATGATGAGGCGATTGCGTTCGGACGTCAGACGGTTGAGCTACGCATCATTGAAAAATAATATTCAAACGGAGGAATGAACGAATGACAAACGAAAAGTTGACGAAGGTAACCGTGATTAAGGACGAGACGATCGGCAATGTTGAGCGTGAGTACCGCGAGGTTAAACGGCCGGCTGTGGTGGGCGAGCGGATTAAAATCGTACGGGCGTCCGATACGTACGGAATGTACGAAAATGCCGACGTCTTTACCGCAGAAGAACGTACGTATGTTACCGGGGGTGTCCGAGTCAAAAGCGTACAAACGGACGGAAATATTAGCGGTTTTATTGAGGACGAAGAATACGTCGTCCTTGAACCTTCCGATATCGTCCGCGTCGACAATGAGGGTGGAAAGCCTGGGACCCGATACCGTTTGGTCGAGCGGAAGGCGGCGAAAGGTGACGGTATTCTGATCATTGCGGGTGACATTTTCGCAGGTGAGCGTTTCCAGCCGGGTGGGGTATACCTTAACTTAATCACCATTGGCGATGATGTATTTGCGGAACATGCGGAAGGACATCGTCGTGTCGGCGAAAAACGTTACGCTAACGTTGGAAAGAGGTCCGCACACTATCGCGTTCTCGAACCGGTAACTTCCGTCGAGCCTTCGGTCTCCGATGCGGAACTCCTCGTACTCCAACGTCAGCTAGACTCGGCCGGCAAACGTATCGCCACGCTAGAAAAGGAAACGGCCGGGCTGACGGACGCGGTCGCGAAAATAACGTTACAGCTCAAAGTAGCGCGCGAGGATATCGTGCTGATCGAGGAAGGCGTTGCGGCCGATGTCGAACGGTTGAAAGGCGTGAAGGCAGCGGCAGAAACTCGCCCTGCGGTTCAGCGTGACGAAATCGTAGCCCGTGCGAAGGCTGACGTTGCGGAGTTGTCGACAACGGAAATCTACGATAGAGCGGCGGGAATTTCGTACTGGCCGCGCGGATGTGAAAAACGAGGATATGGCGCTATTCACGAAGTTGATTTCGTCGTCAACCGCGAGAAGCGTACGGTCGTCGCGTTGGTTCACCGTATTGGCGAGGGAGTCACGCAATTCCGCGGAATCGCAAAAGCCGCGCCGGGCGATTGCTTTAACGTTCATATCGGACGTGCTATAGCGTTGCGTCGAGCCTTACGTCTCGATATTCCGGCCGAGTACGTTAACGCGCCGCAGCCGACGGAGCCGCGCGTTGGGGATGTCGTACTTTACGACGGTTGCCGCGTGAACGTCCGCCCAGCTACTGAGTACTGCGCATATAGAACGAGGGGGACGGCGACTGTCGGGAGTGTAGTGGCGCAGTGCGGAGTTATCATCGACGACAGCCGGGAAGATTTGGCGGCATCTGACCGTCCATTCCTTATCGGATCAAACGTCAGAATAATCGGAAATGGTTCCGACGGTATGCGTCACCATTTCGATATAGGCGACGTAGGCGAAATCGTGAGCGGTCCTGACAAAGGCGGAGAGTACAATGTAAAAGGCGTAATTACCCGCGAAACTAGGCGTTCGAAATACGACTACTCACAGCTCGTTAACAGCGTGGATTTGGAGGCCGCATAATTGGGGCCGCAGCCATTGACTGTATTGGCGAAAATTTCAAGAGTTCGGACTGGTTACGGAAAATGTACATTGACGAGGAGTATAGCCGGAAAGAGATCGGCGATATGTGAGGCGTTAATGAAAATACAATTCGCTATTACATGAATAAGTACAATATTCCTAGCCGAACGGGGCCGAGTAAGATAACTAAACGTCTTCGTGAAAAAATATCGGAGTGTCTCACGGGAAAACCAACGTGGAACTCCGGTATGGCGGGGAATTACGGGCGTTGGGCCAAGCACGGAGAGGAAGCGCCCGGTTATAGAGGCGGGACCGCTTACAACAGAGGGTACCGAAAGATTTTATCCCTGGAACATCCGTATAGAGATAAAAACGGCTATGTTTTCGAACATCGCCTCGTATGTGAGCAGTTGTTAGGACGATATTTAACGGAGGATGAGATTGTACATCACAGAGATGGTAATCCCTTGAATAATGAACCGGGTAACCTTTTTATATTTTACGGTCACGCAACACACAGAACGTTTCATGCTGCAAAGAACCACCAGCCCGAATTAACTGAGGAGGAGTTCTGCCGTGGAGAAGATTACTAACATTGCGTTGACCGGCGCGATGCGAGCGGGAAAGGACGAAGTCGGACGTTACCTTTCGCAGAAATACGGCTACACGCGTTTCGCCTTTGCCGACGAAATGAAGCGTATCGCCCGCGAATTATTTCCGACAGAGTTCGAAGCCGACCGGAAGCCTCGCGAATTGCTACAGTGGTTCGGTGAAACGATGCGGCAACGCGATCCGGACGTGTGGGTGCGGAGGTGTTGCGATAAAATGGCGCGGGCGGCCGTAGACTGCGAGTGGGACAACGGAAATTACTCGTACCCATTCCGAGCCGTAATAACCGATTTGCGATTACCCGTCGAGTACGACCGTTGCCGTGCGGAAGGCTTCGTCATCATCCGTGTAAAGGCAACGTCGGGGCTCCGGATTCAGCGTGCGGTTGAATCGTCCGATACGTTCGATTTACGCGATTTGACGCATGAGACCGAACAGTATACGGACGGGTTCGACGTGGGTTTCGAAATTACGAACGATGGGACGTTGGCGGAGTTGTATGCGAAGGTTGACGAGATTATAGCGGCTTTCTAAACGGATTCGAGTGAGACAACTCCCTTGGTTTGGGGGAGTCTTCGCTAACGAATACGAGCCAGCCGTCCTGTTCCGCCGCGAAAACGTACTTGGACGCGCCGGGCTCGAGCCGGACCCGTTTATAGAACCGGCTAGCCGATATGTAACCGCGCTTGTCTACGTTCGCGGCCGTCGGGTCGTTCGGATTCGCGGCGAGGCGGATGGCAATAGCGCGGGCGGCCGAGTCGTATCCGAGCGCGACACGGTTCCCTGCGTCCAGCGCGTACATTTTAACGATATCGGCCGATAACCGGAGCCGTCGTTGCGCGTCGGTGGCTACGTAGAGTGAAACTAGCGGGATTTCTTCGATATTGAAACGTTGGGACATACGGACACTCTCCGATCATTTACGGTTTCTTAACGAAAACCGTCGTATTTGTAACGATTATATCACGAAAGGATGGCGTTATCTATCGGTAAAGCATCGCGCGCCAGGTGGGACGGTAACGTCCGTTCAATGGCGATTATTGCGAAGCCAGATGCGGACATAACGGACGAGGATTTGACGTTCCTTCGCGAAAACTACACGTCGACCGGCGGGCTCCTTCCGAATGCTTACGCCGGTGGAGCGTTTTATACGCCAACACACGTTGCGGCCTTCATCGTCGAGGCGTTACGGGGACTGTCCGGAGGATTTACGCCAGGACAACGATGGCTCGAACCGTCGTGCGGCTCCGGCGTATTCCTCGAACACATCAGCGAACCATCGGCTGAGATAACCGGACTCGAACTCGATCCGACGTCGGCGAGAGTTAGTACTCTTCTTTATCCGCACGTCAACGTTATCGAGGGCGACGCGTTGCTCCATGGCCGACGCGATTACTACGATTTCGTTGTCGGAAATCCTCCGTACGGCGTAACCGTTAAAGTTGAGGGCGCAGACTTACAGGACGATTTCGTAACGTTGCCGAAACGCCGCGGAAAAGACGGTTCTTACCCGGCGAGCGGTAAGTCGGAGCTTGCGTTTATTGAGCTGGCAATTAAGGCCGCGCGACCCGGCGGATACATCGCGTTCGTGCTTCCGATGGGCATTAGCTTCGGACAGGCCGCCGAAAAGGTCCGCCGGCTGCTGTACGATACGTGCTGGCATATCGCGACGATTGCGTTACCTGGCGAGACGTTTGCGTTAACCGGTACGACGATTTCGACGCAGATTTTGATCGTACGTAAGGCGACGCCAGGACTCACGCATATCCCGTCCGCAACAAAACGTTGGGGCTCGAATTTCCGGCGGAGTGATTACGGAGACATTACGGATTTCGGTGCATCGTTTTTGCCCGGGCAGCAGCCGTCCTTATTCGCGGCCATTACCGATATTGGCTACGATAAGCACGGTAAGCTAACGGACAAATGGGGCGACGGGTTAACGCAGCTCGACGAATTGCTCGAAGCGTTTACGGACGATAATCTGATGCGCGCGAATCTGTATCCGCATATTCCGTCGTGGCACTCAACACGCGAAGTGTGTTCGTTTATGTTCACGCATGGAAATGGAAGCTGCGACGGATATCGAGACGGAAGCTACGGGCGCGCCGACGGTCCCTACATATGGAACGAGCTAACGCTAGGAGCCGGTGACGAGATCGACTGCGTGATAACTGGCCGCGAGTGGTCCACGTTCGACTTCGGCTGGCAGGACGCAATTGTGACGAAATACTACACGCAATCGAGCGAAATAGGCAATCGTTCGGCTGACGATATGGAGGTGGCTGAATATGGGCGGAACTAACGTAGATTTGACGAAGGATACACGAAAGTATACGGAAACCTACTCGCTATCGACGGCGTCCGGCGTCAAGCGTCTGCTCCGTGACCGGCACCGAATCGGGGCCCGACGTTATAAAGGCGATACGGCCGCGTCCGACATCCTCATCGATTTGCACTCCGCTATCAACTCCGCCGGGCTTACGGATCGGCAGACGGAGGCGGTCGCGTGGGTATACGGCGCGGACGTGACTCAGGCGAAGGCGGCCGAGATTATGGGCATTACGCGTGAAGGTGTTAAATCATTCGTAGAGGAAGCGACGTCAAAAATAGCGGATGTCTATAAGCGGTGGGAATACGAAGAGGTTACGGTCGAATACGACGAGGCGATTGCGGAAGGGGACGCGGCTTAGATGCAGACATACACAGAACGATTCGCGCGACTTGTTACGGAGATTCAACAGAGCGTTAAAGAACGTAAACGTGACGAATGGCTACGTTTCGCATACGGTGGGGGCGTCTATGATCTCGCTGATCGTACACAACGTATGGCGTTGATCAAGCGCGTTACGGAGGACTACGTAATCGCGCATGCAGACGTTAACCAGGCGGTACTAGACGCGTGGGATTCGCGTGGTGCGAAAGGGGAACGGCCGTCTCCGCTTCCATTGGACGCCGCATTAGTCGACCGGTTGACGGACGCTATACTTGACGAAGAGTTGACGGACCCGAATCCCTACAAAGTTTCGCACGAAGAATATCCGTTCATGTCCGAATGGCAGCTTGATCTCCGTCGCGACCGCGAGACTGGATTGAAGGCGGTAGAGGAAACGGGCACGGACGGCCGAGATTACCGGAAGCCAACGCGGAGGCGCCGGACGAATTACGAAAACTGGCGAATGGATAACGATGCGCGCGGCCGGAACAAGACACGCCAGGAACAGTATAAGCGTGATACGGCGGCCGGTCCCGTTGTGCGTAAAGTATCGGAACCATTCGTAAACGCACGTCAACAGGCGGCTCGCTGGCGTGAAACGTTAAGCCTCGTATATTGATCCCATAAACTACCGCCTCAATACGGTTGCTTACGACGGTATAATCGTATAGAGGTGGTTTTTATGTTCATCGAACCGATGTTACTCGGTAAGCGCGAAGATCCGTTTGACGATGATCGATACGTCTTTCAACCGAAGATTGACGGTCATCGTCTCATTTTATCGCGCACGGCCGGAGTAACACGCTTATATACGCGCCATAATAACGATGTCACGCGGCAATATCCAGAATTGCACAACGTACCAGTCGCGGGCGGCGTGGATATCGTACTGGACGGCGAGGTCGCACGGATGGACGATACGGGATGGATCGATTTCGAAGCGGTCATGGAACGTTTCCGATTGACGAAGCAGGCGAAGATTGACGCGGCAGCCATCGCAACGCCCGTCCATTACTACGTGTTCGATATTCTACGTCATAACGGAGTCGACGTCCGGAGCTGGCCGTTATCAGACCGGCTGGCGTTGTTGGCGGATACATTAACGCCGAATCCGTACTATTCGAACGTCCTGACGGTTAGCGGCGGGGGCAATAC